CGCGTCGGAAAACAGCGATGAGTGTACGAGTGCTGGTTCGCTTGCTGGCGGCTTCGTATTTTTCGTTGTGCTTCTTTGCCTTCTCGGCGAGTGCCTTCTTGACTGACGCTGAGATTGGTGCTTTGGTGTGTTCATCTTCCATACGAGGTTCCTCCTCCACCGCCACGCATGCCTCTGCTCGTTATGACCTTGGGTAGTGAAGCCGCTATCGCCTTATCCAATTTGAGTTTTGCATCTCGTTTGAAGTTGCGTGAGGCCCACCTAACAGCGGGGCGAATGTACGGTTTGGGTGGAAATGGAGCGAACTGAATCCGACCGTACTCAACAACGAGGGCGTAGTTGATGCGACCGTTTCCGAATCGGACCTCTATTCCTTTGCGGTCCTGCGACTTGACAACGCGCCCTGTGGACTTGAGGGCGCCTGTGCGAACAGGCACGAGTTCAAGCGCTTTCTTGAGGATTTTTTCACCCATGAGGCGTTGCATGTCCATGGCGCATTGGCGGTCCATGAACACTCCAAGAAATTGAAATGACGCCCCGAGCCGGTTGAATACCCCAGCGTCAATGTCCATTTTCACCTAAAACACCTCCCAAGGCGTCTCTACGGCTCTCTCTTGCTCCTCGGGTGCTTCCGGTGCTTCGGGAGGTTCTTCGTCCTCTGCGGCGTCCCCAGCGGCCTCTGCGGCGGCTTCTGCTCCTTGGTTGATGGACAACTTGGGGCTGATGAAGAATGGGTCGTTGGCTTTTTCGTCCTCAAGGAGTTCGTAGCCGAGAATGGTTCGTGCCTCATTGACCGTGATAACGCCCTCTTGCCTAAGAGCGGCGATAGCCTGTCCTTGAGCACGGACGACCTCAGCCTGCACCTTTTGCTTGGACGGACGAATGCTGTTGAAAGCCCATCGGTAGTCCTTGACGCCGAGGATGGGTAGGATGCGGTTATTTATCATGGAAGCGATGCGATAATGGTACGATTCCACGACATCATACCATGCCTCTAACTGTTGCTCGGGGTTGCTCATCTTGCCCGTCTGCACCCAGCCCAATTTCATGGGTGGGATGCCAAACACAGCGCAGATTTCTTCTCGGTAGTAGTAGAGCAGGTCAAGGTGCTGACCGTCCTTAATGGAGTCAATAAGTCGGTGGGTTTGAAATCCAGTTCCACCGTTCACAGCGACCAAACCAAAAGGAGACTTGCCCGTGCTCAACTGTTGCTCAAGCATGGCCAGCATCGTTTTCATCTCATTGTTGCTGATGTCTCCTACATTGAGGATGGTCTTTGGAAGAGTTCCCGTGAACTGCTCGTTGATATAATTAGAGAGGTTCAATTGGCCAGCGATGGTCTGCATCAACGGAACAATCGGAGAGGTCCCGTAGCCTCGTCCCTGTTTGTATTTAGCGATGTGAAGCACCTTGTTGGCCGCAAAGCGGCGAGTCATTCCGTTCAACTTCTGCACATACGCCATTTCGGGTGGCTCGGGTAGTCGCTCGTTGGGTAGCAGTTCCATGGTGTCGGCTGGGATATTCCACATGGAGACGAGGTTCCCACCAAACACCCAATCCGTGTCTTCGTTCTCACTCGTGTCTCCGCTACCATCCAGTTCAAGGTATGCGTCTCCATAGAGTGTGAGGTCATAGACGAGGGATTCAAGCCACTCGTTCCCCATATCGTCGGGGTTAGGCATGGCAAAGAACATACGCAAACGCTCAAGTTCCTCGGGGTTCCCACGCTCCACGCCTTCGGCGAGGTCAAAGCGATACCCGTTGCCGAGCACATCGTCTACACATCGTCGGATGATAGCGGCGATGACCTCGGACTTGAGGCTGATGTCCCGAATAACCTTGGGGTCTACGAGAGGATGAGCACCGTCGGACTTGCGACCTGTTCGCTTATCGGCTGTGGTAGCGTGTCCAATCCGAGACATGGAGGCGAGAGACTTGTTGAAGTCCACCGTTGGGTCCTCAACCGTTGCACGGCCTCGTCGGAGGAAACCGAATCGTCGCTTGCGCTCCGCCATGTGTAGGGCTTGACGCCCAAGTTCTTAACGGTGTTCACAACCACTCCATTTGACCGAAGCGGTTGCGGGAGCCAGAGTTGCTCCACCCAGCGATTTGTCCGTAGTCCTCAGCGGCCTTGCGCTCGCCAGCCTCAATGGAGGCGACCATGGACTCGCTCTCGGCGATGGACTCCATCTCCTCTTCGGAGACTTGCGTTCCCACTTGCTGGGTGCGCTTCCAAGCCTCACGGGCCAAGCGACGGCGCTCGGAGCCAGCGAATTGCTTTCGGATTTCCCACTCAGCCAATGCGGCTTGCATGTCCTTCCAAGTCCACTCGTTGCCTGTGAGTTCAAACCACTCAGCCTTGAGTTCCTTGGCTTCTGCGGCGAGCATCTCACCTTCGGCTCGGTCCATGCCGCCATCGGGGTTGGTCCCGTTGGGGCAGATGTAGCCAACGGCGCCAACACCGCAAGAAAAATTGTCTCGGTCAAACTCGTTCTTCAAAATGAGGCGTGCGAGGACCTCGGGGCAGTTTGTGTTGTTCGCCATGTATAGTCGTAGGCGCCACTCCTATATTAAGGTAGCGCCTATCAGTTTTCTTCATCGGCTGGGAGTGGGACCTCGGGAGGGGACACGGGCATACGGCCCTCTCGTTGCATGAGCATCTCGTGGTCGTGCTGAGCGGCGGCTCGTGCGAGTTCGTGGTCAAGTCGTGCGGCGGACAATTGCATGTCGGCCTCGTGCTGGGGTGTCATGTTTTGAATGTCGTTTGTGGTCTCCTGCTTGAACAAGTCCAGCAAGTTGGTGATGATGAGCAGGGCAGGACCACCGACGATACCTATGACCGTCAATTGGTTCTCTGTTATCTCCATGCCGTCCACCACGGATTTGTAGACAGCCAACGAAGCAAACGATACCCATGCAATAACGATGGGGACAGAGACAAACCAAAATAGGCTTCTCGTGGATGACTGCCGCTTCGCCATGTTCCTACTCATACCAATAGGCGGTTCATAACGCCATCGGGAGACCGAGTGTCGCGGCGATGAGCGAACCCGCCCATAGCGTGAGGTTGCGAACATACGCCTTAGCCGATTGGACGAACTCCGTGAGTTCGTCAATCTCCTTTTGCTGACGATTCTGCTCAACCTTGATGGATTGAATGTCGTCTGCAATATGCGCCAAGTGGTTGTCCCGAATGACGACAACATCTTCACGAAGGCCCTTGAGCATCTCCAAAAGAACCTCACTATCGCTCGCCATGTTGGGAATGACTGCAATATCCGGTTTATCACACTCACGACGGCCCACAAAAAGAGTGGCAATATGAGTATAGGTAGCAAAAGACTATATACCCCCATCTCATAGGCACTTATGCTCCGAAGGTTTTCATCTCCGGCAAAGCGCCGCCGTCATTGATTTCAAGGGCCAGCCGAGCGTAGAGCAAAGCGTGGAATGCGTGGTCGTCTCCATCTCGTCCGTACTTGGTGAGAGTCTGTCCCCGAATCGGACGGGTGTTCTTCTCGTCAGTCTCAGCGGAACTCGTCAGCGAGCACCACTCGTGCGCCACCCATGCAAGTGATTCGTCTCCATAGGGTAGGCTCACCTCACGGTTCTTGATGGCCTCCACGGTCTGCTCCACATAGGTCGTGCGGTCCACCACGCACATGAAAATGAGGTTGCGGTTGTTGTCTCGCTTCTTGTATTCGTAGGGCGTCATTGGCCGAGACGAGTAGTAGCAGGAACGCACACGCTCGCTGAACTCCTCCTGCAATTGCTTGACCTGCCGAGCACCATACCCTATGTCGGCCACTACCTGCACGCAGTTGTAGTCGGTTATCATCTGCTTGAGAATCTCCACTTCATCACCTTCGCCAGTCTCACGAGAGTCCAACTTGACGGCTTGTAGAATGTTGCTATCGGCGTCAATCACCACAACGGTGGTCTCCTTCCCCCAGTCAATCCCCATGTAGGTCTCGTTCGGTGGAGCGACCCCTCTAACGACATTCCGTTCTCGGTCAAAGACGGGTAGCACCTCGTCAAAGGTGAGCGGCTTGGTGGACCCTGCAAAGAACTCACCGAGCACTTCGTTGGAGTACCGTCGGGGAGTGTAGGTCTCCTTCTTCTGCGCTATGTCCTTGGCCGTGATGTCGGGGTGCATCTCCTGTGAAATGTGATACCCGATGATGTTCGCTTTGGAGTCCGTGTGAACCCACTTGCGAGCCTCGGTGTCCCACTCACCCTTCGTGGACTTCTCCCACAATTTCCAGAACTCGGACCCTTGCTCACGCGCCGTTCCCGATATGACCACCCATTTGTAGTCGGACTGAGCCAACATCTCAATCAGCATCGGGAGCACATCGCCGTCGGAGTCTTGGTACTCGTCAATGCAACACAGGTCAGCCTCAATACCGAGCAGGGCGTGAGCGTCTCCCCAGTTGGAGTAGGCGTAGAGGTGGTTCAGCGTCTTGGCTCCGACATCAAAGGTTTGGTGGCTCACGGAGGTCTTCACACGGGCGTTCATGAGCGTCCCATTGTTGATGGACCCCATCATAGCCCCGTTGAACCGCTCCTCAACGAAACGGCTCACCTGTGGCTGTCGGGGGGCCGTATAAACGGCGTTGAAGTAGGGTATGTTCAGCAGGCCGTAGAGCAGTAGGTTGCATATCGTCTCAGTCTTCTCCACCTTCCGAGAGCACTTGAGCACCACCATTTTGGTGGCGTCGTTCTTCTCCAAGGCTCCGAAGTGGCGATAAATCTCCACGAGGTAGTCCCTCTCGTCCAAGCGGAAAGGCTTGCCGTCAATCGTGCGGAAGTAGCACGACCAGCGGTCGGGGTAGAGTGCAATCTCCCGAGCCTGCTCGGCTGTCAATCGGCCCGTCTCGCCCTCCGCCATAGCCCCCGAGGGGGCGGCGGGGTTTGAAACCGTTGCGCTCGTTCAAGCCTCAGTTCTTGAAGACGGGGCCTTTCTTGGTGTGCTGGACGAAGTTTGGGCTTCCGCCGACATGGCGCTCATCGTAGGAGCAAACCTTCTTGAAGCCAGCGGCGACGAGGAGTGCACCGAAGTGCAGGGCTTCCTCAGCGTTCCACACATTGATGGAGACTTCTCGGCCGAAACCGTCGTTCTCAGCAAAGACCTTCCAGCAATGCTTGCTTGTAATCATCTCATCATCCGATGGAAGCAGTTCGTGGGTCATGTAGGTAGTTCCGAGCCATCGGTCCGATGTGAGGTCCTCAAGCGTGAGGTGTGCCGCCATGGTGTTGGCTTCATCGTTTCGTCCTTCTTCTTTGCTGGGTCCGCCGTTCTCATAGAACAGGAATTGTGGGTCTGCGTAGGTCATTTTCTATCTCTCCTTGTTTAAGCCATGGAGGCACCCCTATATTAAGGTGCCGCCTAAAAGGTATGAAATCAGTCCAGCAATCGCAAATCATGAGGTGGCCGAGGGGCGAGATACCAGTAGATGCCACACCCTTCGTTGCCTATTCGCCCGCATATGGCAACTTGGTTCGGCCATGAAGCACCGTCGCCCAAGGCCAAAGCGTGAATCGGTCCGTTCCGACCACAGTTGGGACAATATGGAATGGTGCCGATTCCCAAGACGGGGACTTCACGGGTTTGGGCGTTCATGGTTGGGTTGGTGGGAACCACCACGGTCCGAGGTATCGGCTGATTGAGAAGCCATAGCGTCATGGAGCCACCTTCTTTTTGATTTTGTCAAACACCTTTCGTTGCTTGGGTGTGAGTGGCTTTCCGAGGCTCGTGCGCTTCTCGCTAATGGAGTGCAAGAAAGAGTGCTCCCAGTCCGATAACTCGTCGTAGTGAGTGTTGAACACCTCAAGTGGCTCGTCCACAAGGGGAGTACCCAGTATGCCAGCCATGATGGCTTCGTAGGAGTCTTTGGTGCTCCACATCAAGTTGTGAAGACCGTATCGGCGAATTGCCTTTTCAATCGTTCCAATCTGCATGGCGAGGACCGGATGGACCTTGCCCTCGTCTACACCACGCTCAGCGTTGAGTCGGAAGTTCGTGGCGTCCTCGTCTTTCTGCTTGCGACGACGAGCGGACTCTGCGGCGAGCAACAGGCGGTCTGCGTGAGCCTTCTTGGAGTCTTCCTGCCAACGAATGACATCAGCACGGAAGTCTCGCTTCTTCTCAGCGAACCACTTCTCAGTCTTGCCGGTGAGGTAGCCTCGCTCACTAATCATGCGGTCGGCTCGCTTGGCGTAGGTCTTGTTCTCCTTGCCAAAGACGGGCCAGCCTTCACGAGCGCCTGTGGCGTAGTCTCGGTATTCTTCCCAGTAGGTTGTGAGGTTTCCCTCAGCGGCGAACTTGGCTCGGAAGAACTTGGCCTTGGCCTTGGCCATGGCGGCCTTGAGGAAGTCTCGCTTGGCGTCGCCTGTGAGTCCCTCAGCGGCGTCGGTCATAATCTCAACATGCTTCCACACACATTCGTTGCCGACGGTGATGGTTTTTCCTTGCACTTCGTCGTGGACTTGACACAATTCACGGATGTGCTGTTTTCCACACAGGAAGCAGTTGTGTTCTCCGACCTTGCCGTAGAGTGAGTGAGTGTATTTCCAATCGTGCTTGAAGTCGTCGTAGGTTCGGATGGTCATGTCCTCAATGTTCACGATGCGTGAGACCTTGGCGAGATTTGCGACCACACGCTTCTCGTGCGGGGCTACGCCTCGTTGTAGGTTCTCTACCACATGGTCGGGGAGGGGTGAACCCAATGGGGACCAGCGCTGAGCCTCGGTCATTCGCTCTCCTCCACAATGTCGGGGTCGTGAACCTCATGGTTGAGGGTGTATTCCTTGCGAGTGCGCTCGTTGCCGTGAGCAGTCGTGCCGTTCTTGACTTCTCGTGCTATGACCAAATCACCGTCTCGCTTCATCTGTTTGAGAACAAAGGACATTTGCTTGGGAGTCTTGCGGTATGTCGGCTTGATAGCACCATTCACGGGTTCGGTGAGTTCGCTGGCGCTTTGAGGGCGAGGGTCTGCTCGTAGACGGTCTACGATTGCTTGGCGTAGTGGCTTGGGGATTTTCATGTTTGTCCGCTCCATTTGTCCGTAGGTGGTTCCTATATATAAGTGTGCCGCAAAGGACACCACTTTCAAGGCCAACCAAATGAGGTCTTGCACGAGGCGCACTTCACGGTCAGCCCAACAGGTTGCCCGCTGGGACACAGGGACGCAGGTGCGTGGATGATAAGCCTTTGGGCGCAGTTCGGACATCGGGTCTGCTGGACCCAAAAGTCTCCTCCAAAGTCAATGTGAAGCGTTGTCCTTTTGTCCTTGTAGATGGGCGGGAGCGCCTCGGGTTCCCTCTCTTCAACGGTCGCTACGACCCCGATGTCCTCGTCGCTAAGCGGGTTGTCTGCTTCCCGCCAAATGGCGTTGTTGAGCGTCATTTCCGAGGAGTCGCCGGACGCTCCGAAGGTATGGAGCGTGATAACCTGTGGGTCCATACGGTATGTGTGGTCCACGAAAACAGAGAACCTAACATCTGTTCCACACTTCACATTGACGAACTGAGCAACGCCTTCTTGGTCGTCCATGGTCAAGCACATAGCAATTCGCCAAGCCATGAAAGCGAGCCACCCATGGTCCGATACGGGGCATTCTCCGTCGGGCCACAGGAGTTTGATTGCTTCTGCTGATTGAGAAGGAGCCAACCTACGGACCACGACTTGAGATAGGTGAAACGGAGCCTGCGCTCCTCCGCGAATGTAGAATCCCAAAGCGTTGTTTCCCATGGACTCAAGAACAGCAAACAGAACCTCTTGCTCATGCCAGCGTTCATCCTCTTCCGAGCCAATAGTTGGTGTTGTTGATGTGAGGATGGTGATAGGATTCTCCAAAGCCTCAGCGGTGTGTCTATCATCGTTCGTCCACAGGTGAATCAAGGCTTCTTGGTTTTCCGTCCTCATGAGGGCCAAATTGAGAGAGTTTAGTGCATCCTGCAAGCCATCCGTAGTGAAGCCTGCGGCCTGTTTGGCTTTGCCCCATGAGATGGGGTAGAGGGTCGGCTTGTCCGTGTGCATGGACGAAGGAATGAGTATCCTTCTCTTCATTGAGCCACCACCTTCTTCTTGCTCTTGAGGGCTTTCTTGAGTGCCGTCTTGAGTGGCAATAGAATGTCAGCGGCAAGCGTCTCCATGCCATTGATTTTAGCGTGGCCGTGGTTCCCGTACCACTTGGCCGTGTTCATGCCAGCGATGCCGACTGAGAAGAGAATACAATCATCCGTCTCAGCGTCAGCCAACACAGAGCGAAGGTGGTCGCCGCTTCCCATACCCCGTGGTGCAGGTCCACATGGAGAACCGTCGCTGATGATGAACACCATGCGGCGAGCATCGGGACGACCGAACTGCTTGGTGCGGTTCATAGCCCACTTGACGGCGTAGCCATCGGAGTTTTGTGAACCCGAGAATGGTGTGGCAATTTGCCTCTTGACCGTGGTGGTGAGTGTTTCGTTGGCACCCTTTCGCACATTGATGTAGGTTGCTCCTTGACGGTAGCCACGAACGCTTCCATTGGACGAATTGAAGTCCACTACCTCGTAGTCCGCCCCAACGGCTTCCATGGCCTCAGAGAGCGCCACAGCGGCCTCAGCGGCTTGACGAGCACGACGACCCGACATGGAACCCGAGGCGTCAATGAGAATGACGCACTTCAACTTGAACTCCTCGTAGGTCTTGGGCTTGGTGAACAAGCGGTCGGAGGAGCGAACAGCCCATAGGCGGCGGTCGTCCAATTTGCCACGCTTGTGGTGAGTGGTCTCACGGGTGTCAGCACCTTTGATGAGTTTTTCCATGGTCTTAGCCACACGCTTCACAGCGCCACGGGTTCTACCTTTGGTCGCTTCGTAGTCTTGCACATCAGCCAACCAGCCGTTTCGCCAGTCGGGGTTCTTTTGAGTTATGATGAGGTGGCCACCATCGTTCACACGGTCGCCCGTGTCCTCGGGTTCATGGTCCACGGTGAGGTCCTCAAGGTCCGTGTCCTCGGGGAACCATAGTTCATCAGCGGAGTCAAAGACGGCTTGAGCCTCAGCCTTGAGGTTCTCCGTCAAGTCGTCGCCAAGAAATAATGCCTCGCATGAACCAGTTGAGCCACCGAGGAACTCAGTCTCATCGTTGTCGCCTTCACGGACAACGGTAGTGGAACCGAAGTCGTCGTCAGCGGTGTCGGGAAGTTGGTTGAATGACTTGCCTTCACCGTCGCCTTCACCGTCGCCAGCACACTCACCGTCGCCAGCACCTTCGCCGTCAGCATCGCCGTCAGCATCGCCAGCACCAGCAGGCTCA